CTGACCAATGTGGTGACCAGTACCGCTATCGTTCTGCGCCTGATGATGTTTCGCAAGCCGGGCGGGCGACACAACTGGTGGGCGTCATGGCTGGCTTATCTGATCATCCTGGCTTATGCCACGGTGCCATTCCGTTTCATGTTCAACTTCTATTTCCATGCCCACTGGGCGACCGTGCTGATGAATCTCATCATCTGCGCTGCTGTTTTCGCGGCGCGCGGTAACGTAGCCCGGATTTTTCACGTACTGAGGCCAGAATAATGCAGATTAGCGATAAGGGCATTGCGCTCATCAAACAGTTTGAAGGTCTGCGACTGACGGCGTATCAGGACAGCGTGGGCGTGTGGACGATCGGCTATGGCTGGGCGCAGCCGGTGGACGGGAAACCAATACGCGCCGGGATGACCATCAAAGAGGAAACAGCAGAACGTCTGTTGCGTACCGGGCTGGTGAGCTACGAGAGCGATGTATCGAAGCTGGTGAAAGTGAAACTGACGCAGGGTCAGTTCGATGCGCTGGTTTCCTTCGCCTACAACCTCGGCGCCCGGGCGCTTTCCACCTCTACGCTGCTGAAAAAACTTAATGCCGGTGATTACCGCGGCGCCGCCGATGAGTTCTTACGCTGGAACAAAGCTGGCGGGCAGGTGCTGGCTGGCCTTTCACGTCGGCGCGCTGCTGAGCGTGAATTGTTCCTGGGTGGTGCATGATGAACCGGCTGACCGCTATAGCTTCACTTTCAGCGGTAGTAGTAATTGCCGTTCTGGTAGTTCTGCTGGCATTTGCAAAAGCTGACCTGTCTACAGCCGAAAGCGATAACCGCGTCCTTAAGAGCGACAACGCATTACAGGGGCAGGTGATTGCAACTCAGGCATTCAACGTGAACCGGTTTAACCAGGTAGCGCAACTGGCTGCCAGTGCTAACGCCGTGGTCGCCAGCGATGCCGAAAAAACCGTTATTGAATACCGGGAGATTCTTCGCCGTGAGAAAACCTGTGATCTGCCTGTTCCTGCTGACGTTGCTCGCGGGTTGCTCGAATACACGAACCGTCTACGTGCCAGCGCAATGCACGCCGATACCGGCCAGCCTGACACAGCCGATGATAGTACCTCTACCACCAGCGGGCTGACATATTGCCAAGCGGTGCTGTGGATTAAGCCTCTACTCGCCACCATCGAGCAGGGTAATAATAACCTTGCAGGTATCCGTGATATTGAGCGTCAGCGGCAGAAATAAAAAAAGCCCTCTAAGCGAAGGCAATCTTGAGGTACAGCATCGGTTCTTATTTTCAGTTTCCCTCAGATCCCGCTGAAGGTGATGACTCATCCGTGAGTCGTTCCCTGGGTCTGGGCGAGCATCCTTTAAGAGCCGATTCAAGTGTGGTTCATAAACGAGATTCAGCAAGCGTAAGCGGACGAATTTCAAAAAAAAGTTATTTTACGACAAGTGAGTGAAGTTTTCAGGGAGGTGGTTAAGCGTGCTTGATATCAGTTAAGAAGTAGTTCGTTTGATTATAAAACTAAAAAAAAACAGGCAGATTCGACATCGATACTGCCAGTAAATAAGTTGTTTATTGTTATAAATTGCATCCTTGGCGCACTTTATAACCTGCAAACGCTAAATTCACTAATCACAAATTATCGTGTCCCGATTCATGAAATTAATGATCCGGGTATTAATGCTGAATGTGACCTAAATCACTATTTCGGTAAATTGTACTGTATTTTAAGTGGTTACTTTATTACTTACGCGTGATTCCCAGAAATTACCTCGCAATCAGCGCAAGTGTTTGAGGTGTTTTTTATAGAGTCGCAATAATTACAAACGCAACCACCTTAAAATAGTCCTTCCATAAAACGGAAGGGTCAACACCATCACCGGGCAAGTGAACTACTTGCAGGACTACATCAGGCAGCAGTGCCTGAAATAACCGAGGAAACTATGAACGAAGCAAAACCGCAGGACGGCAGCACCGTAAAGGGCTACCGCACGTTAGGGCCGAAAGAAATCGGTGACATGAATGAACTAAAGCAGGTCGCCCGAGAATTTAACGCCCTGCTTGAGAAACAAAAGGCGTGGGTGGCGGATGAACTGTCGATGACGGGAAATCATTCTGCTGAAGCACATGAGGCAGGGCGCTGTTTGTCAATCGCCCGTACCAAAATGCAGGAAGCCTGTATGTGGGCTTGTCGCGCAGTGGCCCGGCCTGACGCCGACTGCTGAGGCATTACAGCAGGCATTCACTGAGTGCCTGTGATAATGTCAAATCGTGGTGAATGCGCAGGCTGATGCGCGCCCGCTGCGGGGTTCCCAAGAGGCTATTAAACGCAGACATAACTTGCGGCAATCCGAAAGGACTGAAAGCCGGAGATCAGCACCGGCCACCACACCCAATCCAAGCCACTGGCATCCGCTGGTGGCTTTTTTATTGCGCTTCGCATGCGCTAAACAATTGAGAGTCTTTCAGTCGTGAGCCTGGGGAAAGCTGTTTTCTCGGGCGGCTGTCCCATGCGACAGGCTCACATCTAAAAGGAAAGTTATATGCAGGTCACTATTGATGGTGTCCCGTATGTGCCAGTAGTGGCTGGCGGAAACAGCCGGATCGGTATCGCTATAAGCACCCATAACCGTGCGAAGGTTCTCAGTCAGTCGCTTGAGCATCACATGCGGTATTTGCCTGCTGGCGCGCTGGTGGTTGTCGTTGACGATGGTTCACAGCCACCAGCAGCGGTTCCCGACGGCGTTAAGCTGATCCGGCACGAAAAATCGCGGGGAATTGTGGCTTCGAAAAATGCCAGCCTCACCGCTCTGATGGATGCCGGGTGCGAACATTTGTTTCTGTGGGACGATGACGCATGGCCGGTTGCTGATGGCTGGTGGTTGCCTTATATCGACTCACCAGAGCTTCACTTGGCTTATCAGTTCCTTGATCTGGCGGGAGCGCGCAAGCTGAATGATATTGCTGTGCTGTACCACGACGATAAGCATGTGGCTTACACCGGGCAGCGCGGCGTGATGCTCTATTACCACCGCAGCGTGATTGAGCACGTCGGCGGCTTTGACCCGATTTACGGCCGCGGCATGTATGAGCATAGTGATCTGGCGTTGCGCATCCACAATGCCGGTCTTACGTCGTGGGCGTTCGCTGATGTGGTTGGCTCTGAAAAGCTCATTCACTCTCTTGACGAGCATGAGCAGGTAGAGCGTTCGGTACCGCGTCCGGATCGGGAAGAACAGGTGAAGCGCAATGTACGGATTCACAACGAGCGGCGCGACACAGGGTATACCGGCTATGCAGAGTATCGCCAGCGGCATAATGTGGTGATCACCACGCTGTTAACCAGCCAGCCCGACCCGCAGCGCAATGAGCGTATGACGGCTGAGCCAGGCATACTCGCGCGCTGGTCTGCATCAGTTAAAGGTGCCAAAGCGGTGGTTCTGGCAGACCAACTCACCAGCGCACCAGCCGGTGCCAGTCTGGTCGATGTGCCGGAAGTAGCGATGAACGTTTATTTCCGGCGGTGGCTGCATATCTGGCAGCACCTTCGCGATCATCCGGAGTATCACTCCGTGTGGTGTACCGACGGTACCGATGTCGAAATGCTCCGCGAACCGTGGGCAGATATGGTGCCGGGTATGGTTTATGTAGGCTCCGAACCTAAGACCTATGCCGATGCCTGGGCGCGTCAGCATCACCCCGAGCGCATCTATCAGGACTTTATCGACCAGCACCGCAACGACGTGATGCTTAACGCCGGGCTGCTTGGCGGCCTGCGTGAAGACGTGATGTCGTTTGCTCATGGCATTGTGCGGCTGTATTACCTGCTGGAGTGCCACCGCTTCTGGAAGACTGAGAAAGCACCGGCAGCCGTCGGCGATATGCTGGCCTTTGGCATTGTGGCGAAACGCTTTGGCGATCGCATCGTGACAGGCCCGGCAGTGCATACGGTTTTCAAAACAAACGGTATTGGTAAAGAGGTGGCATGGTGGCAGCACAAGTGAGATTTGTTGTTATTGGCCATCACTCCCGGCGTCAGCATGCCGATGCTCTGGCCTCCCATATCGGCGCGCACCTTGTTATTGATGAGGATAATCATGGTGCGAACTGGAATCACCGCCGGGCACTCGAATGGGCTTCCACACAACCATGCCGTGTGGTGGTGCTGGAGGATGATGCACTGCCGGTGCCGTGGTTTACCAATAAGGTTATTCCCTGGCTTAATGACAAGCCTGATGACTTGATTAGTTTTTACCTCGGCACTGGCCGCCCTCCACAGTATCAGGCGCAGATTGCTGAGCGGCTGATTGCCGCTGACAGGACGCGAGCCGACTACATCACGTTGCCGCAGCTCATTCATGGCGTGTGTTACAGCGTGCCGCCTCAGCATCTGCCGAGGGTGCTGGCACGCTGGGACAGCAGCAAGCCCGCTGACTTCGCGCTGGGTGATGCATGGGGTGCGCCAGTGGTCTACCCCTGCTGGTCGCTGGTTGACCATGCTGATGGCGAACCTGTCGAGCGACATCCAGACCAGATTCCTCGCACCGAGCGTCGGCGCGCCTGGAGGTTACATGGTTAAGCTAACAACACTGAAACCTAGGCTGAAAGTGATTGATACGAGGCGCATCAAACCTGTTTATGGTGAGCAGCGGCGCATAAGTGGCAGCGCCCGCGTGGGACTCAAGCGGCGTATATGGGTGCGGGACGGTGGACATTGCTGCATGTGTGCGCGCGCCGTTGACCTGCATGAAAGTGAACTTGATCACCGCATCGCGCTTCAGTTCGGCGGTGATAACGCAGAGCGAAATCTCTGGACATTATGCACCGGGTGCCATGCCGGTAAGTCAGCAAGGGAAGCGGCAACAGGTCTGCCAGACAGTGAAGCTTTAAAGCATGGCGTTCCCGGTGAAGATCAGGGGACAGGGCTTGTGGCGATCTGAACCGAGCCCCCCGGGGGGGGTATCATCAGAAGTAAACATCAACTGCGCTGGACACCGCTCCCCCTCTCACGCGCAGAAAAAATTCCCTTTTGGAGGGTATAAACATGTTAACAGCGCAAAAGCGAAAATTCGCGGTGGCGCTGATGTCCGGTATGTCTCAAAAAGATGCGGCAATAAAGGCGGGATACTCTGAGAAATCCGCACGGTCAAAGGGTTCGCAACTGGCAAAAGACCCGGAAGTCATCGCATTTATAGAGAGAAAAAAGAAGGAAAACATCGATGTTGATGAGGTTCCCGCATACCGCAAAAATGTTTATACCCCAGCAGTAAACACGCCGGAAAAAATCCCGGTGCCTGAATCGCCGCCCACCGTTGGTACTTACGATGATCCGCTCAAATTTCTTATGGCGGTGATGAACGATGCTGGTGAAGAGATCGACGTCAGGAAAGATGCGGCTAAAGCCATGCTGCCTTATATCCACCCCAAAAAAGGTGAGACCGGGAAGAAAGATGCGCGGAATGCTGCGGCAAAAGTGGCGGCAGGCGCCAGCAAGTTTGGCGCTATGACACCGCCGAAACTGGTGGTAAACAATAAAAAGGGGTAATTCATGGCACAGTGGTCCACGGCATGCCCTGAATGGGAAAGCCTGCTGGTTAACCGCCAGTCCATCATCCCGCCGCCAATTTTTCCTGATCAGGCAGTGCAGGCGCTTGGCATCTTTCGTGAGCTGCGGGTATCAGACCTGCCGGGTAAGCCCACATTCGGAGAATGTTCTGAAGCCTGGGTCTTTGATTTTGTTAAAGCAATCTTTGGAGGTTATGAGGCTGACACGGGTAATCAGCTGATCCGCGAATATGGCCTGTTGATCTCGAAGAAAAACACAAAATCAACGATTGCAGCTGGGATTATGCTGACGGCACTTATTCTTTGCTGGCGCGAAGACGAAGAGCACCTGATTCTGGCACCAACCAAGGAAGTGGCAGACAACAGCTTTAAGCCTGCCGCCGGCATGATACGCGCCGACGATGAGCTGACGGATATGTTTCAGATTCAGGACCATATCCGCACAATCACTCACAGGGTGACCCGCAACACACTTAAAGTGGTGGCGGCCGATACCGATACGGTTTCCGGTAAGAAATCAGGACGTATCCTGGTGGACGAATTGTGGCTTTTCGGGAAGCGCGCCAACGCTGAAGCCATGTTTATGGAGGCGCTCGGCGGGCAGGTATCGCGAAACGAAGGGTGGGTTATCTACCTTACCACGCAGAGCGATGAGCCACCGGCTGGCGTATTTAAAGAGCGGCTTGATTACTGGCGTGATGTGCGCGACGGCAAAATCAGCGATCCAAAAACGCTTGGGATTCTTTACGAATTCCCGGAAAGCATGGTGGAAAGCAAGGCGTATCTCGATCCTGACAATTTTTATATCACCAACCCCAACATCGGCCTGTCCGTCAGCCCGGAATGGATAGCGGACAATCTCCGCAAAAACCAGGCAAAAACAGACGGCACGCTGCAGCAATTCCTGGCGAAGCATCTCAATATCGAAATCGGCCTGAATCTGCGCAGTGACCGCTGGGCGGGTGTCGATTTCTGGGATCAGCAGGCTAAGCGCGTAAGTTTTGACGATTTATTGCAACGTGCCGAGGTGATCACCGTCGGTATTGATGGCGGCGGACTTGATGACCTGCTGGGATTCAGTGCCGTCGGACGTGATGCCGAGACGCGGGAATGGCTCTGCTGGTGTCATGCCTGGGCGCACGAAATAGCAATCCGGCGCCGTAAAAGCGAGGAATCCCGGTTTAGCGACTTTGTGAAAGCCGGTGACCTGACCATTGTTAAGCGCGTCGGGCAGGATACTGAGGAAGTGGCGGAATATGTCAGCCGGATCCACAGGGCGGAATTGCTCGACAAAATCGGCATAGACCCGTCAGGTGTCGGTCAGATCCTCGATGCGCTCATTGAGGCGGAAATTCCCGCTGATGCTGTGGTTGGTGTCAGTCAGGGCTGGCGCCTTGGCGGTGCGATTAAAACCACGGAGCGCAAGCTTGCTGAGGGTGTTCTGGTTCATGGTGGCCAGCCGTTGATGGCCTGGTGTGTGGGCAACGCACGTGTTGAACCTAAAGGTAACGCCATTCTCATTACCAAGCAGGCCAGTGGAAAGGGCAAGATTGACCCGCTGATGGCACTGTTTAACGCCGTTTCGCTTATGGCGCTTAACCCGGAGGCGAAAAAACAGGATTACCAGGTGCATTTCATATGACAGCTATGTCAGCCAATAACCCGCTCCGGCGGGTTTTTTCGTTTCAGGAGGCAGCAAAATGACGCTTAAACGCGCATGCACCCTCATGACGGTGAAAGCGGTAAACGAGGATGAGCGGATCATTACCGGCATCGCCTCCACGCCATCGCCGGATCGTGACGGGGACATTATTGAGCCGGAGGGCGCGAAGTTTCGCAGCGATACGCCATTCCTCTGGCAGCACGACCGTTCACAGCCGATCGGCACCTGCATGCCGAAAATGACGAATGACGGTCTGGAAATCACCGCGAAGCTGGTGAAACCGACGCCGGACATGCCGTCACAACTGGCTGCGCGCCTCGACGAGGCCTGGGCATCCATCAAGGCCGGTCTGGTGCGTGGTTTATCAATCGGTTTCCGGCCCATTGAATATTCCTTCCTGGATGAAGGTGGTATCCGCTTTCTGTCCTGGGATCTCCTTGAGGTATCTGCGGTGACCATTCCGGCAAACGCTGAATGTTCCATCCAGACCGTTAAATCTTTCGATCGCCAGCTTCTCGCCGCGTCAGGCCATGAGAAAACGGTGGTCAAATTACATCAACCTGCTGGCGCTACAGCAAAAAAATCGACTGAAATCAAAGGAAAAAACATGAATATTGCAGAACAGATCAAAAGCTTCGAAGTGAAGCGTTCAGCGCTGGCGGCCTCTCTCGATGAGATCATGTCAAAAGCGGCTGAAGAAGGGCGCACCCTGGACATGGAAGAAGAAGAGAGCTACGACAACACTTCCACAGAAATTAAAGCCGTGGACGCGCATCTCAAACGCCTGCGTGACATGGAAAATAACATGGCGGCTACGGCAAAACCCGTAGCCAAAGCCGCCGCGGGTGTTGTGGACACGGTGGACAACCGCGCGCCGGGTATCATCCGTGTTGATCAGAAGCTGGAAAAAGGTATCGCCTTTGCCCGCTTTGCCAAAGCACTGGCTGCTGCGAACGGCAGCCGCTCTGAAGCGCTGGAAATCGCCCGCAAGCAATACCCGGACGATTCCAAACTTCACCACGTGCTGAAAGCCGCTGTTGGCGCCGGTACCACTACCGATCCGACCTGGGCTGGCGCGCTGGTGGAATACCAGGAATATGCGCAGGATTTCGTGGAATTCCTGCGACCGCAGACCATCATCGGCCGCTTTGGTCAGGGCAATATCCCGGCGTTGCGCCAGGTGCCGTTTAACATCCGCATTCCGGCGCAGACCTCCGGCGGTTCGGCAAACTGGGTAGGCCAGGGCAAGGCGAAGCCGCTGACGAAGTTTGACTTCGAATCAATCACTTTCGCGTTTGCTAAAGTGGCTGCTATTGCGGTGCTGACCGATGAGTTGATCCGTTTCTCAAACCCGGCAGCCGATGCGCTGGTGCGTAATGCGCTGGCGGAAGCCGTTATTGCCCGCCTGGACACCGACTTCATTAATCCATCGAAGGCAGAGGCGGCTGGTATTTCTCCGGCATCCATCACCAACGGCATCGTCGCCACCCCGTCAACCGGTAATCCGGACGATGACGCTGCAGCAGCATTTGGTGTGTTCGTTGCGGCTAATCTGCAACCAAATGGTGCGGTCTGGCTGATGTCCAGCACCACTGCGCTGGCGCTGTCGATGCGTAAAAACGCACTGGGTCAGAAAGAATACCCGGAAATGACGCTGCTTGGCGGTACATTCCAGGGTCTTCCGGTGATCGTATCCCAGTACGTCGGCAACCTGCTGGTGCTGGTCAACGCGCCGGATATCTACCTTGCAGATGATGGCGGGGTTGCGGTCGATATGTCCCGCGAGGCATCGCTTGAAATGGAAAGCGATCCGACCGGCGACAGCATCACGCCGACGGGCACCGAGCTGGTCTCCATGTTCCAGACCAACAGTGTGGCCATCCGCGCTGAACGCTGGATTAACTGGAAACGCCGTCGCACCGCTGCGGTAGCAGTGATTTCCGGTGTGAACTATGGCACCACTCAGGGCAGCTAATCAGCACAGGAGGGCGGGGAATTTCCCCGCCATTTTGCATGGCAAAAATCAGATATCTGCAACGCACGCATGATTCACATCCAGGCGATGAGAAATCTGTGGATGACCAGTGCGCCAGGGTGCTGGTGCTGCTGGGCAAGGCTGAATATGCCGGTGGTAAGCGCGCTGGCGGCACGAGAAAGAAAAATAATGCGGGGGCTGGTTAATGTGGAATCCTTTCCGGAGAAAAGAAAAAGCTCTTCAGCAGCCAACGGGCCGCGGCGGATGGATGTCTCTTATCGGTGAGCCTTTCGCCGGTGCCTGGCAGCGCAATCTGGAAATTAACCCCACGACCGTACTTTCCTTTTATGCGGTTTTCTCCTGTATATCGCTGATTGCCAGCGATATCTCGAAGATGCCATTGCGGCTCATACTCCGCGATTCGAATGGGATCTGGAAGGAAAGCAGAAAAGGGAGTGTCGCTGCACTTTTAAATAAGCCAAATGCCTTTCAGAACCGGATCCAGTTCTTTGAAAGTTGGGTAACGTCAAAATTTTGTCACGGCAACACGGTGGCCCTGAAAATCCGTAACGCCCGGGGCGACATCACTGAGTTACGCATTCTTGACTGGAATAAAGTGACACCGCTGGTGGCGGATGATGGTTCTGTGTTTTACCAGATTAGCCCGGACAATATGAGCGGGATCGAAACAACTGTGACAGTTCCCGCGCGCGAGGTTATTCACGATCGTTTCAACTGTCTTTTTCATCCGTTGATTGGCCTTTCGCCGATTTACGCCGCCGGGCTGGCTGCCATGCAGGGGCACCACATACAGAAAAATTCCGCATTCTTTTTTCGTAACGGCGGCAAGCCGAGCGGCGTTATTGAGGTGCCTGGCAGTATCAGTGAGGAAAACGCGCGCCTTCTGAAAACTAACTGGGACACCGGGTATACCGGAGAAAACGCAGGGAAAACAGCCATCCTGAGCAATGGGGCAAAATATAACCCCACCTCTGTATCGGCTGCCGATGCACAGATGGTTGAGCAGTTACGGATGTCTGCCGAAATTGTCTGTTCCGTTTTCCATGTGCCGGCTTACAAAGTCGGGATTGGCGCTCTTCCTTCTTATGACAACATTGAAGCGCTTGAGCAGCAGTATTACTCACAGTGTTTACAGACACTTATCGAGTCGATTGAGTTGTTGCTTGATGAAGCCTTTGAACTGGATGGCAACACCGGAACTGAGTTTGACGTGAATTCGTTGCTGCGCATGGACAGTGAGCGCCGAATTAAAACGCTCGGTGAGGCGGTTAAAAATACCATCATGAAACCAAACGAGGCCCGGCTTCGCGAGAATTTGCCGCCGGTTGACGGAGGCGACGATCTCTATCTGCAACAGCAGAACTTTAGCCTTGGTGCGCTGGCGCGCCGCGATGCTTCCGATGATCCGTTCGGGAAAAGTACGGCATCAACGCAACCGCAAACCGTAGCCACTGGCAATGAAGGAAAAGCGCTGACTGATGCCGAGCAGGCGGTGACCAAAGCAATACTCAGAGGATTTTTGACAAAATGAATGAGCGCGAATTATCCCTGATAAAGGTGCTGGGCGAGGAATTCGGCCAGGTCATCACTGAAATGCGTGAGAGTTTCAGCAAAAGCCTCAACGAACACCGGGAAGCGATCGACAAAAGGCTGGATCAGATTGCATCAGATTTCAGTGCCATAAAAGATGTGCCAGCGCCGGATTTTTCCGCACTTGTTTCTGCGGCCGTCGCTGCAATTCCGGCACCGGAGTTACCCGCCTTGCCGGATTTCTCTTCGATGGTCCAGGAGGCTGTTTCAGCTTTACCTCCACCACAGGACGGGAAAAGCATCACTGCCGATGATGTGCGCCCCATGCTTCAGGACATGGTGGATAAAGCCGTCGGCGCTATTCCTCCGCCTGAAAATGGCAGGGATTACGATCCGGATGTGCTGGCGCAGGCGGTAAAAGAGGCCGTTGACGCGGCGGTTTCCGATATTCCGGTACCGCGGGACGGAAAAAGCCTTACCACTGAAGATGTCAGGCCCATGCTTAATGAGCTTGTCACCGCATCCATGCCAGTTTTGCCTGATGTAAAAACGCTGGTGAGCGAGGCGGTTGCTGCGTTGCCTGCTGCTGAGCCCGGCCGCGATGGCCGTGACGCGCTGGCACTCGAAATACTTCCTTTTATCGATGAAGAGAAGAGCTATCCGCGTGGTTCCTATGCGACCCACAACGGCGGGCTGTGGCGTGCTTACGAGAAAACTCACGGTATGCGCGGCTGGGAATGTCTGGTCGATGGTGTCGCAGGTGTGGAAATTGAGCGCTCTGAGCACCGTTCCTTCACCTTAACAGTTAATCGCGCCAGCGGAAGCAGCGAAACCAAGCGTTTTGACGTTCCGGTCATGCTTTACCGCGGTGTGTTCAAATCCGGTGACGAGTATCTGCCGGGAGATACTGTCACGTGGGGTGGCTCGCTGTGGCACTGTGACGAACCTACACAGGATAAGCCCGGAGAAATCGCTTCGAAAGGGTGGACACTGGCCGCCAAACGTGGACGTGACGGGAGGGATAAGACGTGATCGAACTTGTGACCCTCGACCAGGCGAAAGAGCACCTGCGCATTGATGATGATGCCGGTGATGCTGATCTTCAATTGAAAATACAGGCAGGAAGTGCCGCCATTCTCGCTTACGTTCAGGGAAGCCGTCAGCTTATCGTTGGCAGCGATGCATCGCTGATTGATGGAGAGCCACTGCTGAGAACGCAAACAGCGCTGCTTATGTTACTGGGATGGCTCGACCGAAACCGGGGCGGAGAAGAGGAGGAAAAATTAAAACAGGGTGAACTGCCGTTCTCGGTAACGATGCTTATTTACGATCTGCGCAGACCCACCATTTTATAAAAGGAGGCGTTATGCATGCAGGCCGCTTACGTGACCGCATCACTGTTGTGAACTCTGTGCCCGTCCGCACTCCTTCCGGTGATGTTAAACCGGTGTGGCAGGAAGGAAAATCAATCTGGGCTGAGGTGAAAGGCATCAGCGGGCGGGAATTAATCGTCGCCGGGGCAGAAAAAGCCGAAGCGACAGTGCGGGTCTGGGTCCGTTATCGCAATGACGTTTCAGCCTCTTCGCGTCTGAAAGTTCTTAGCGGCGCTTTTAAAGGGCTTACCCTGGAGGTGACGGGACCGCCCATTCCGGATGCCGGGTGTACACAACTGGAAATTCTCTGCAAGCAGGGGGTGAAGCCGTGATCGATACGAAACTGGATTTTTCAGGCTTACTTGATCTGTCTGATGATCTGTTGTCGCTGAGCAAAGTGGAAAACCGAAAGGTGATGCGCGATGCCACTCGCGCGGCGGCTACCGTTTTCAAAGATGAAGCGGTGAAACGTGCGCCGGTGCGCACCGGGAAAATGAAGAAAAACATTGTGGTTATCACCCAGCGTGATCGCAACGGTGATATCTCCTCCGGCGTGCATGTGCGCGGTACCAACCCACGCACCGGCAACAGCGACAATTCGATGAAAGCAAATAATTCGCGCAACGCCTTTTACTGGCGTTTCGTTGAGCTTGGTACGTCAAATATGGCGGCCGTTCCGTTTATCCGTCCGGCCTATGATGCGCGGCAAGAAGATGCGGCAAATGCTGCCTTTGCACGTGCCAATCAGGCGATTGATGAGGCGCTGTCAAAATGACCGAGGCCGATGTTTATCCTCTTATCGGGACGCTCGCTGGTGGTCAGGTTTACCCTGACATTGTTCCGCTTAATCAGCAAGGGCAGCCCGCGGTAGCACCGCCGTGGATCACCTTCACGCTGGTCGATCAGGTTTATGGCGATACGCTTTGTGGCCCGGCGGAAGAAAATTCCGCGCTACAGGTCGATGTGTATTCCGGAACAGTCGATGAATCACGGGCACTGCGTGAGCAGGTTATTGCCGCACTGGCACCACTTAAATTCACGCAGATGAGTAAAACCGGCGGACATGATCCAGACACCGGGCTGCGCCGCGCAACTCTTGAAGTCCACATCCAACAGTAAACCTTAACCATCAAAACCAATAACCGCCAACCGGCGGTTTTTTTATGCCTGGAGCAAACATGACCAGCAAATACGAAGTAACGAAAGGTACACAGGTCGGCATTTCTGATGCCCCTGTTACCGCCGAAGACTTTCAGTCTTCTGGTTTTCCCGGCGTCGGCGTGACTTTTCTGGTAGCGGAATGCGCAACAAAGGAAATCAGCTATACCGGCGGGCAGAAGGGTGACATTGATGTCACCACGCTTTGTTCCCTTGAGCAGGAACAGACCAACGGTCTGGCAGCACCGGCTGAAATGTCTATCAGCCGTAACTGGGTTGGCGATGAAGCCGCACAACTGGCATTGCAGACTGCTTATGAAAACGATGAATTGCGCGCGCTGCGTGTAATTTTCCCGTCTGGCAACGGTTTTTATATCCTGGTTGAAGTGCGACAGAGTTCATGGTCAGCAGCCACGTCCGCTGTTGTGGGTGCCACCTATTCGCTGCGCGTTCGTGGCAAACCAAAACGCATCGTTGCAAACCCTGGGTCCTGATCCGAAGCGGCTCCGGCCGCTTTCTTTTCCTCTTCTGAGAAAAAATAATGAGCAATCCGAAACCTTCTTTACGCGCGCTGGCGCTGACGGCGGCCACCGCCTTTCGAACCAAAACTGTCACCGTTAACGAATGGGGCGGCGCGAAGGTAATCCTTCGTGAGCCATCCGGTGAAGCATGGGCGACTTTCCGCGAGTTCGTTGGCGACACACCGGATGATGATAAAAAGCCGCTTTCTGAAACCGAGAAATTCATTCGAAACAAGGAAGCAGATGTGATCCTTTTCCTTGATGTTCTGCTTGATGAAGCCGGCAACCGCGTTTTCAGTGAAGATGACCGGGCCACCGTTGCAGAAATTTATGGCCCTGTACATGCCCGCCTGCTGCGCCAGGCTCTTGATCTGGGTATTACACAGGACGAAGCGGAAAAAAAGTAAAGGAACCGCTGACGTTCTTTCTGATGTCGCTGGCACTCCGGCTGGGAAGAACGTTTCATGAACTGCGACATAGCATTACCGCCAGCGAGCTTAAGATGTGGATTGCCTACGATCGTATCAGCCCAATCGGCGACTGGCGCGGCGATGCACAGGCGGCGCAAATTGCTGTGGCCACGCTTAACGCCCAGGGCGGCAAATACGAGATTAAGGATCTGATCCTCCAATTTGGTCAGCAGGACAAAACAGAGGAAATCAGCGATTTAGAAGAGTGGATGTCCAGTCTTTAATGCCCGCCGCGCGCGGGCTTTTTTATGGGTGAAATATGGCTACGCTGCGCGAACTCATCATTAAAATATCAGCCAATTCCAGCTCGTTTCAGTCCGAAATCGCCCGCGCCTCACGCATGGGGGCGGACTATTACAAAACGATGGAGAGCGGCGGTAAGAAAGCCGCGGCAGCCACGCGCGAAACGCAACGCTCCATTGCTGCACTGAATAATGAGCTGGCGTCGGTTAAAGCCACTGCCTCTGGCCTGGCGGGGGCATTTGCAGGCGCGTTCGCAACATCCCAGCTTATCAGCTATGCAGACACCTGGAACCAACTTTCAGGGCGGTTGCGTCTTGCCAGTACAGGCGCTGATGATTTTGCGGCTTCTCAGCGATCCCTGATGGATATCAGTCAGCGCACCGGCACGTCGTTTGAAGCGAATGCGAACCTTTATTCTCGTATCGCTTCCGCGCTGCGCGATGCAGGATATGCCTCTGCTGACGTGGCAAAGGTCACTGAAACCGTTGCTACATCGCTGAAACTGTCTGGCGCCAGCACGGAAGAGGCCAGCTCAGTGATCACGCAGCTAAGCCAGGCGCTGGGCTCCGGCGTTCTTCGTGGAGAAGAGTTTAACGCCATTATGGAAAATGGCGGCAGGCTTGCAAAACTGCTGGCACAGGGGCTGGGCACAACCGTTGGCGGCCTGCGTAATATGGCGAATAACGGAGAGCTGACGACAGATAAAATTGTTCCTCTGTTGACGAATGTGGAGCAGCTACGCAAAGAATTCGACTCGCTGCCGGCCAGTATCAGCGGATCTGCTCAGAAGGTTGAAAACGCCTTCATTGCATGGGTAGGCGGTGCCAACAACGCTGTAGGCGCGTCATCCACCCTGTCTGGCATTCTTGATGGCCTGGCAGAAAATATCGATACCGTTGCCAATACTGCTGGCGCGCTGGTTGGGATCGGTCTGGCTCGCTTCTTTGGGAACATGGTCGGAAGCGTAGCCAGCGCAACTACGGAGATTATCAAAAATACCGCCGCCGAAGTTGCCCTGGCTCAGGCGCAGGTAAGAGGAACTCAGGTTAGCGTTGCCGCCGCACGGCAGGCTGTATACCGGGCGCAACAGGCAAAATCAGCCGCAGTATCAATAGAGGCTCAGATCGTTGCTGAACGCAATCTTATTGCCGCGCAAACCGGGCTCGGTAACGCGATTTCTGCCCGCAGCAGCGCGGTAAACAATCTGACCAACAGCGCATCAGCAATGTCACGCATCGGATCCGGTGTGCTGAGTGTTCTTGGCGGCTGGCCTGGTCTTATCATTGGCGCTGGCGCAGCGATGTATGGTCTTTATGAGCATACCCAACAGGTTCATAAAGAGGCGGTTGCGTTCGCAGATAACCTTGACGATATCAACAGCAAACTTCAGAAAATGTCTGTTGCCGGGCTGCGTTCAACTGCGGTCGATGCCAGCGCATCTCTCCAGGCACAGAAAAAAGACCTTGCTGATCTGGATGAGCAGATCAGAAAGGTAAAGGACAGCCAGACTGCGCTGGCACAGATTCAGGAAAGTTATAATAAGTCTCCACGGATGACACGCCTGAATACTTTCATGGATCAGGAAGATATTACCGCCAAAAATATCGAGCTTACCGGGCAGCTTAATAAGCTTGAATATGAACGTGAGCAGGCAGCATCAAAAGTTGAAGCCACACAGAAACTGGTTAATCAGGCCAGCGATCTGGCGGCGCAAAAAGCCGTCGAGCAGGCTGGTGCCGTTTCCATACTCAAGGGGGCTTATGACCTTTTGAATCGTTCCATGTCGGCTACTGCTGGCGCCACGCCACCGCAATATGCGGGACCTGTGGTGTCTTTGGCTAAAGCCACTCCTCAGCAGCAGACTGCACTGGAAAAAGCGCAGCGGGATAATGTGCTGGCGAGCATGGATGGACTTGCGAAACTCCATCAGCAGCACGTATATGAGGCGGAAGATCTCAAATTAACTGGCGCGCTGTACACCACCTACATCTACAACAAGGATCAGGCAGCAAGGAAAGACGCCGCAGCGGCGCAGGCCAAGAAAGATACAACGGCTGCCACTAACGCTCAAAACAAAGCTGAAAGGGAAGCGGCTTCGCAGGCTGAGCAGTACAGCCGAAAACTGGCGGATTTAAGTGTCGCCATCGAAGTGCAAAAAGTGCGTGCCAGAGAAGGCGAGCAGGCCGCTGAGCTCTACGCAGCGGCTAACCAGACAGGTGCAAAATGGACGGATGAGCAGCGTAAAGCCATTCAGGCTCAGTCTGCTGAACTCGCCAGGCTGACGCAACTCGCTGACGATCACGTTAAAAAAGTGCGTGAGCAGGCCGACGCGCTGAAAGACCTGACGGAAGCCGCGCGCAAATTTAACGATGATGCAGCGCTGACAACCGAAACCGCCGGGATGAGTGACAGGCAGCGTCAGCGATTTGATGAAACACAGCAGGTTGATCGTGTATTCGCAAATACTGATGGTGGTTCCTCAGCAATTGCTGCCCGTACCGCTGCACTGGATGCGCTGGATAAAAAATACAAAGCGATAGCAGCATCAGAAGCAGACTGGCGCAATGGCGTCTCGAAGGGCTACAACAACTGGTTTGATGAAATGTCCAATATTGCCGGTACCGTCTCTGATGGGGTCAAGTCCTCGCTTGATGGCGCATTCAGCAACGTCACCTCTATGCTGGAGGGTAATAAAGTCTCCTGGAAATCATGGGGGATCTCCGTTCTTCAGATCATCGAAAAGGTGGCGCTGCAAATGGCGGTCGTTAACGCCATGGGAAGCGCATCATCTTCTTCCGGTCTGCTGGGTTCGCTTGTTGGCGGCGTTGCAAGCTTTTTTGGCGGCAGCGCTGCAGGTGCATCCACGGCCAGCAGCGGAACGGCCATCCAGTCTGCTGTGGCTAACTTTCAGTTCAATGCGCAGGGAGGGGTGTACGATTCGCCATCGCTGAGCGCCTACAGTAACGGCGTCTACAACTCCCCTCAGTTTTTTGCCTTCGCCCAGGGGGCTGGCGTATTTGCCGAAGCAGGACCGGAAGCCATCATGCCATTAACCCGCGCTTCAGATGGTTCGCTAGGTGTAAGGGCTGTTGGCTCCGGAGTAAACACCGCCACCTCTTCAGGCGGTGCACTACAGGTAAACATTCATATCGACAGCAACGGCAACACGAATACGAGCGGAACCAGTGGTTATGAGAGTTTCGGTCGTGACATCGGAAATTATGTTGATCAGCGTTACCGCGAGCTGCAACGGCGTGATTTGTCTCCGGGTGGTTCAATCTGGAATCTGGCTAAAGGGGGCCGCTGATGGCTATTGAGGAATTTACCTGGTGCGCCCGCATCAACGCTGAAGAGGAGGTCACCTTTCGAACCCGCTCCGCTCAGTTCGGCGCTGGCTACAAGCAGGTGTCAGGCGATGGCTTAAATCCACGGTCGCAGAAATGGACCCTGGAATTTACCGGGGATGAGGACTATATCGCCGAAATCAAAGCATTTCTGGATCGGCATGCCGGTACGAAATCTTTTTCATGGCGCCCACCGCTGGAGCCCCTCGGCTTATTCCGCTGTGACACCTATAAGCCGACGGCGCTGGGTGCCAGAAAATACAACCTCTCTGCAACTTTTGAACAGGCATTTGCACCATGAGTTTAAACAGCGACTATCAAAAACTGGAACCAGGAAACACAGTCCGGCTTATTGAGGTTGATGGCACCGCTTTCGGAGTGGGCGATGTTCTTCGTTTTCACAGCCACAACATCCCTTACACTGAGGCGGAAATTACTGCGGCGGGTGGTGACGAAACCCTGCTGCCGGCGAAATCTGTCTGGTGGCAGGGGAACGAATATAAAGCCTGGCCGTATGAACTGGACGGGATTGAGGCGTCAACCAGTGGCAGCAGCGCATCACCGAAGCTGTCTGTCGCCAACCTTGACGCCTCGATCACTGCGCTGTGCCTTGCCTACGATGATATGTTGCAGGCGAAAGTCACCATCCACGACACGCTGGCGCAGTACCTTGATGCGCAGAACTTTGCGGATGGAAACCCGGCTGCCGACCCGTTGCAGGAAAAGTTGCAGGTCTGGTACATCGATGCGAAAAGCAGCGAGACAAACGAGGTCGTGGCGTTCACGCTTTCCAGCCCGATGGATTTGCAGGGGCTGATGATCCCGACGCGCCAGCTTCATTCACTCTGCACCTGGTGCATTCGCGGGCAGTACCGTTCGGGTAATGGCTGTGATTATGCTGGAACGCGGTATTTCGACAAAAACAACAATGCCGTTGGTGATCCATCACTCGACGAGTGCAACGGTACGCTGACGGCCTGCAAGCTGCGGTTCGGCGAAGGCAATGAGCTGTCTTTCGGTGGTTTCCCGGGCACGTCTCTGATCCGGAGTTGATATGCGCCAGAAAACACTCGATGCCATTATGGCGCATGCGGCCGCCGATTATCCGCGCGAGGCGTGTGGGCTGGTGGTGCAGAAAAGCCGTGTGGAGCGTTATTTCCCGTGCCGCAACATTGGCGAAAAACCGGAGGATCATTTTGTCCTTTGCCCGGAGGATTATGCCGCGGCGGAAGACTGGGGAACAGTCACGGCGATTGCACACAGTCACCCCGACGCCACCACGCAACCCAGTGAGACGGACAAGGCGCAGTGTGATCTTACTGCCTTGCCATGGCATATCGTCAGCTGGCCGGAGGGTGATTTCCGCACCATCATGCCGCGCGGTGAATTGCCGTTGCTGGAGCGTCCGTTTGTGCTTGGCGTCTATGACTGCTGGGGACTTGTCATGAGCTGGTTCCGGCAAATGCACGGTATTGAGCTGCCGGATTACCGAGTCGATTACCCGTGGTGGGAAGACCAGTACGACGCCAATTTTTATCAGGACAACTGGTATGAATGCGGGTTTCGTGAAGTAAGCGGCGAACCGCTGCCGGGTGATGTCCTGATCATGCAGGTGCAGGCGAACAAGTGGAACCATGCGGCGATCCTGCTGGAAGGCAATATGATGATGCACCATCTGTACGGAAGGCTCAGTAACCGGGAGCCGTGGGGCGGGTACTGGAAAGAAAGAACTATGAAAGTTCTACGCTATAAATCTCTGTGCTAACCTGATTTCTTTATGAAAAAGGGAATATGCCATGAAAAAAATTCTGTTGTCATTTTCTCTGATTGTGTTGAGTGCTTGTGCGGATAGACCCTTTGAGAGCACACAGGTCATTTATAATGAGTCTTTCATCAAACCGGGGGCTGCCACATCGCAAATCAGAGTGCATCGCGTTAAGCAATTAACTGGTTCTGCTCTTGGCGACGATTGCCCGTTAATTGTTAGTGTTGATGGTATCGAGGCCGCAGGGTTACAGCAGAATCAGTATGTTGATTTATATCTTAAAAACGGTAATCACTCTATTTCTGTCAGATTTAAATGTGCGCTAACAAGCTGGAAAAAGTCACTCAATATTTTGGCTGATGGTTCGTATGCTGAATATCAGGCTGAATCTGGCGGGGTAGGGCAGTACAGGCTTTGGCAAACAAGATAATAAAAAGGCTGCTTAGGTGGCCTTTTTTAATGGAGCGAATATGTCTGAAGTAATGACACGAATTGAATTAGGCGGCGTACTGGGGAAAACCTTTGGTAAAATTCACCATCGCTTAATCAGCACAACGCATGAAGCAACTCGCGCACTGGCGGCCACGATTAAAGGTTTTGAGCAGTTCATGATATCCAGCAACCGTCGCGGCCTAACCTATGCTGTATTTCGAGGGAAGAAAAACATTGGACAGGATGATTTAGGTTACCCTGTTTCAGGTGAAGTCATCCGCATTACACCAGTGGTTATTGGCAGCAAAAAATCTGGGGTACTACAAACAATTCTCGGGGCTGTGCTGGTCGTTGTAGGGGCTGTTGTAGGTGTTATGACTTCGTGGACTGGCGTTGGTGCTGCAGTTGGCTCGGCCATGGTAAGTGCTGGTATAGGTTTAATGGCTGGTGGTGTAATTCAAATGCTTTCGCCGCAAACCGCCGGGCTGGCAAGCAAACAGGATGCCGATAACCGCGCCTCATATGCTTTCGGCAGCGTAACAAATACCGCAGCCCAGGGCTACCCGGTGCCATTGCTCTATGGTAAACGCCGCATCGGTGGCGCCATCATTTCAGCAGGTATTTACGTCGAAGATCAGCAGTAACATTACCTCCAGTCAATAACCGCCTACGGGCGGTTTTTTTATGGGCGCAATATGGCAAACAAGAAAATTCATGGGCGCAAAGGCGGCAGCTCCAGTTCCCGCACTCCCACAGAACAGCCTGACGATCTCCAGTCTGTCGCGAAGGCGAAGATCCTTGTCGCGCTGGGCGAGGGGGAGCTTTCTGGCCAGCTCACTGGACAGGGTATTTTTCTCGACGGCACGGCGCTGCTGAATGCCGATGGCTCATCGAATTTCAGCGGAGTGACCTGGGAGTTTCGCCCTGGCACACAGGCGCAAAATTATATCCAGGGCATTCCAGGTACCGAGAATGAGATCAGCGCCGGCGTCGAGATTAAAAGCTCAGTGGCCTGGACGCATACGTTTACGAACTCTCAGCTTTCTGCGGTACGCCTGCGCCTGAAATGGGCGTCACTTTTTAAACAAGAAGATGACGGCGATCTGGTGGGTAACCAGGTTCAGTACGCGATTGATCTGCAGGTGGATGGTGGGGCGTTTGTCACGAAAATTAACACCGCCGTCAGCGGGAAAACCACATCGGGATACGAACGCAGCCACCGTATCGATCTGCCTCCCGGTGCCATTTCATGGACTGTGCGGGTAAGGAAAATTACCGCTGACGCCAACAGTGCCAAAATCGGCGACACGATGACACTACAGAGCTACACGGAGGTGATCGACGCCAAACTGCGCTATCCCAACACCGCGCTGCTCTATATCGAATTTGACTCCAGCCAGTTCAATGGCTCTATCCCGCAGATTTCCTGTGAGCCGCGCGGACGTGTGATCCGCGTGCCGGACAATTACAACCCGGAAACACGCGCCTACACTGGAACATGGTCCGGTGCCTTTAAATGGGCATGGACTGATAACCCGGCATGGATTTTTTACGATCTGGTCGTCTCTGACCGTTTCGGCCTTGGCGATCGCCTGACGGCTGAGAATATCGATAAATGGACGCTCTATCAGGTGGCGCAGTATTGCGATGCGCCAGTGCCGGACGGTAAAGGCGGCAGCGGTACCGAACCACGCTATATCTGTAACGTCTATGTTCAGGATCGCAACGACGCCTATACGGTATTGCGTGACTTCGCCGCCATCTTCCGGGGTATGACCTACTGGGGCGGCAACCAGATTGTTACCCTGGCGGATATGCCGCGCGATGTCGATTACAGCTACACAAAAGCAAACGTCATTGACGGCCGATTCAGCTACAGCAGCAGCACGACGAAAAGCCGGTATACCAGCGCGCTGGTTTCATATTCAGATCCGGATAACGGTTACGCTGATGCAATGGAGCCAGTCTTTGAACAGGAACTGGTAGCCCGCTACAAAGGTTTTAACCAGCTTGAGATGACGGCAATCGGCTGCACACGCCAGTCAGAAGCGAACCGAAAAGGGCGCTGGGGGATCCTCACCAACAATAAAGACCGGGTGGTTTCTTTCTCCGTGGGGCTGGATGGCATGATCCCACAACCTGGATACATCATCGCTGTGGCTGATGAGAACCTGTCTGGTAAGGTTACCGGCGGCCGTATCAGCGCGGTGAATGGCCGGGCGATTACCCTGGACAGAGCGCCGGATGCTGTTGCCGGTGATCGGCTGTTCCTGAACCTGCCTTCCGGTGCTGCGCAGAGCCGTACCATTCAGGCGGTTAATGGAGAAGTGGTCACGGTGACCACCGCTTATAGCGAAACACCGGAAGTGGAAAGCGTATGGATAGTGGAATCGGACGAACTGTATGCGCAGCAGTACCGTGTTGTCAGTGTGACCGATAATAATGATGGGACGTTTTCCATCACCGGCGCGGCTCACGATCCGGATAAATATACCCGTATCGATACCGGGGCTATTATCGACAGCCGCCCCGTCAGCGTCGTGCCGCCGGGCAGCCAGGCAGCGCCCGATAATATCGCTATCGACAGTTATTCCGTGGTGAACCAGGGGATCAGCGTTCAGACCATGCGCGTTTCATGGACGGACACGGCCAATGCGATCGCGTATGAAGCGCAGTGGCGCCGCAATGACGGTAACTGGGTGAACGTGCCGCGCAGCTCCACCACCTCGTTTGAAGTGCCGGGCATTTATGCGGGACGCTATCTGGTGCGCGTGCGCGCCATCAACGCCGCTGAAATCTCCAGTGGCTGGGGATACTCAAGCGAAACCACGCTGACAGGGAAAGAAGGTAACCCGCCCAAGCCGGTTGGCTTTATGGCGACAGGTATTAACTGGGGTATCCGTCTTAACTGGGGATTCCCGGCTAATACCGCTGACACGCTGAAAACAGAAATTCAGTACACAGCCAACAGCGATTTTTCAGATCCGCTGCTGCTCTCCGATGTGCCTTACCCGTCGGCTGAATACACCCAGCTCGGGCTGAAGGTCGGGCAGGAATTCTGGTATCGCGCGCAACTGGTCGATAAAACCGGCAATGAATCAGGCTATACCGACTGGATCAGGGGGATGGCAAACGACCAGGCTTCTGACTACCTTGGTGATGTTACCGGTGATTTCCTCACTTCCGCCGATGGTAACCGGCTGACAAGTGACATTGATACTAATCTGGAAGCGGCAATGCAAAATGCGCTGTCGATAGGTGCGACGGTTGATCACCAGTGGCGTCAGTATGGCGAAGTACGTGCTGATATTCTGGTTGTGAAAACAACGATTGCAGAAGTCGGTAATGCGATGGCTGAGTTGTCCACCCAGGTACAGGCGAAGATTGATGATGTTACCGCAACGCTTGAGGACAAGCTTACGGCGGTAGTGGACGCTGATGGCGCCACGGCTATCTATACGCTGAAGACAGGCGTGCGGATAAACGGCGTAATGTATAACGCCGGGATGTCCATCGCCGTACTGGCGCAGGCAGGGCAGCCGGTAGTGACCAGGGTGGGATTCAATGCCAACCAGTTTGTGCTGATGAGCGGCAGTGGTACCACGCAATATTCGCCCTTCGCGGTGGTCAACGGCCAGGTATTTATCTCCAGTGCATTCATTCAGGACGGGACGATCACAAACGCCAAAATAGGGAGCTATATCCAGTCGAATAATTATGTTGCTTCTCAAACCGGATGGCGGTTAGATAAAGGAGGTAACCTTGAAATTAATGGATATACCTCGGGGCAAGGAAGGGTTCTAATAAATAATGAAGGGCAAAAAGTATATGACCAAAATGGCACGCTGCGTGTTGTTGTCGGTAAGTATTCTTAGTGTTATCGGGTGTTCTTCGTTTAATTCCGGTATAAAAGATGTTAATTGTACTGGTGTTTATAATTCACGGAATCTTACTTCTGAAAAAACACAGTATGTGGTTAAGGTCAATAAAATAAGGATTGACCACAATGGCACAATTACGATCAGGCCAGTAAATACGCTTGATTTACGTTTTTTCCCTGGATTCAAAGAAAAGAGCCTGTTGACTAATTATCAATGTCAGGGGGAGGATTATGGCCTACGGAGTCCAGCTATTTGACGCAGATGGTAACGAACTTGTGGGGAGGTTTGTACCGACATTTATTATTGATTACATAACCTCTCCCGCAACAGGATCTCGATCCTATCCATCCGTACAGGGTAAAACATTACGCGTTTACCCATTGCAGTACATAGGCGATGGAGCGCGATACGGGACGCCGAACGCCAACGCGTCTGTGTCTGGAAACACAGTCACATGGTCATCGGTTTCAGCATCAGTTCCTATTATGATTGTCTACGAATAATGGTAGTAAACAATGGCCTATGGATTGCAAATATTTCGTGATGACGGAAGCCTGTGGATTAGCCCGGATGTCACCCCTCTAAATTATATGGGGAAAATCTATTTTGCAAATGGAACGGTTGATACCGGTATTTCGTCAAGTAAATCACTAATGTTTTTCGTCAGGCATAACGGCCCTAATGGTGCTGGAACGTTCATCCCGAATAACTCTGGTAGCACATGGAAAATAACAATAACAGGATCTAATTACTCTGGACTTATTTATCTGTTTTCAAATACGGTAAAAAACCAGAGTGGGTACGGGGTTGCCGTTTATAATTCCTCAGGTGAGATGACGTGGAATACCGACATGCTCCCGTTACAGGTTTTAAAAGTTAACAACCCATACGGCGTAACTCAGACTGGATCTTTTACCGTTTCCGCTGGTGTCCCTGTTGCTGTAAACCCAGGAATTTGCTCAACATGGCTTGCCGTGCTTAATCCAAGTGCAGGGCAATACATTATTGGCGCAATAGCTGCTGGAGCATACGGGAACACAATATATGGAACCAGAATAGGTGGCGAAGAAATCGTAGGGCAAAGGCCAGTTTATCGATACAAAGAGGTGTTCCTTTGTATCGATGTCTCAAAGTATCCATGATAACCGCTTCGGCGGTTTTTTCATTTTATGGAGTAAATATGTCAGCAGGAACTTTAACCCTAACCAATAATTCTGCTTTGGTGGGTGGTAGTGGAACAGCATTTGCTACAGAGCTGGCCGCCGGAGATTTTATTGTCGCCACTGTCGGCGGCATCGCTTACACACTGCCCGTAAAATCTCTCGAAAGCGCTACATCTCTGACGCTCATCAGCAACTATCCGGGACCAACACAATCTGGCATTGCATGGTCAGCCGTTCCGCGCGCAGCACAGAACCAGATTACTGCTGCGCTGGTGGCACAAACCACAGAGGCGCTGCGCGGCTTAAACAGTGACAAGCAGAACTGGCAGGCCGTATTCAGTGACAGCGGCGATATCACAGTAATCCTTCCTGATGGCTCCAGCTTCACCGGCCCGAGCTGGAAGAAAATCAGTGATCTCCTGGCTGATATCGATCAAGCTGGATTGCAGCAGATTGCAGATCAGGTATCGGCAAATGCTCAGCAGGTTGCCACAGATCGGCTTGATGTTGACGCTAAGGCGACTCAGGTTTCAGGCGATGCCGCTACTGCAAGCCTGGCGGCCACAAATGCGGCTGCAGCAAACACAACGGCACAGCAGGCTAAAACTGATGCTATTGCAGCAAAAGTCGCAGCAGAAGCTGCTCGGGATGCCGCACAGTCAGCGAATCCGGATAACCAGCTGAAGAAATCCAACAATCTTAGCGATTTGACGGATATAGCAACTGCTCAAAATAACCTGTCAGTCTATTCAAAATCACAGACGGACAATGCTATCACGGCTGCGCTTGCGGATACTCCGTGGCTACCAATGACGCTCTCGTCCGGATTCACACTCCATACGACTTATGATCCTACAGCGCGCGCGGTCTACCGTGTAAATAAAGGATATCTTGAGGTGCAGGTGTCGCTTAAAGGACCAACAGCAAATGCTGGAGTTTTCTTCACCCTGCCTACAGGAAGCCGCCCATCCATACAATATTTTGTCCGCGCTGTTGGTCCTGGCTCTGATTACAATACGTCCCCTTCATACGGCTCTTACATGGTTGTCAAAACTGATGGGACGTTAAGTATCAACAGTACTAATTTAGACCAGGGTTTTTACGCGTATTTCAAAGTGCCTATGGCTTAAGGATTTAGTAATGGATAAATTTACGATTATAAATGCTCTGGATAAAAACCTTTATTATACCATTGATTTTATTGTTGGTATTTCCGGTAATACTCTTCCGGAAGTGTGGACGCTTGACCGATTGGGGGATGGTTATTACAAAGCGCAATATCAGGGCGCTAAAGTAGATCCAGAAACAGGTGAGGCGACTGGAGGTAAATGGGTAGAAACTGGTGGACCTTCCCGCGACGATATTATTGCCGCGGCTGACTGGCAAAAAAACTCTGCAATCTCAGAAGCGACAACCAGAATTGCCCCATTACAGGATGCCGTGGATATTGGTATTGCGACTGACGAAGAGCAATCCAGCCTTTTATTATGGAAAAAATATCGGGTATTCTTGAACAGGATTGATACAACAACTGCACCAGATATCACATGGCCCGTGAAGCCATTATAAAAATTTTCTTCATCCTAACTTCTTCTCCAGAATAGATAATCCCGCTATAACAGTTCCCGCTAACGAAGCGGGGGCTTGATCATGCACCTGAACCATTCTACTGTATATAAAAACAGTATTAAACAGGGCTACACTATGCAGTTCATCAAACCAGCAGATTTTCCGCGCGCAGTTGTCGCGCTTCCGCTCTTCAGCGATCTCGTCCAGTGTGGGTTCCCGAGCCCGGCCGCTGATTATGTTGAGCAGCGAATCGACCTTAACGAACTCCTTGTGCAGCGCCCCAGCGCGACGTACTTCGTCAAAGCCGCGGGGGATTCCATGATTGATGGCGGAATCAGCGACGGAGATCTGCTGGTGGTTGACAGTTCGCGCACTGCACAGCACGGCGATATTGTGATCGCGGCGGTCGATGGCGAATTCACCGTGAAACGTCTGCAACTTCGACCAACCATACAGCTCAACCCAATGAATTCGGCATACAGTCCGATCCGGGTAACAAGCGAAGACACCCTGGATATCTTCGGTGTCGTAACTTTCATTGTTAAACCGGCGAGCTGAACATGTTTGCGCTGTGCGATGTGAACAGCTTTTACGCGTCGTGCGAAACCGTTTTTCGACCTGATTTGAAGGGGCGACCAGTCGTCGTTTTGTCGAACAATGACGGCTGCGTGATCGCCCGCAGTGCCGAAGCGAAACCTTTCGTGGTGATGGGTGAGCCTTATTTCAAACAGAAAGAGGCGTTCCGGCGCCACGGTATCGTCGCATTCAGCAGCAATTACGAGTTGTACGCGGACATGTCAAACAGGGTCATGACAACCCTGGAAGAGATGAGTCCTCGCGTGGAAATATACTCAATCGATGAAGCCTTTTGCGACCTGAGCGGAGTCCGCAATTGTCGTGATTTAACTGACTTTGGGCGCGAGATCCGGGCGACCGTGCTGAAGCGCACTCACCTGACTGTCGGCGTCGGCATAGCGCAAACCAAAACCCTGGCGAAGCTGGCCAACCACGCCGCGAAAAAGTGGCAGCGCCAGACCGGCGGCGTGGTTGATTTGTCCAACATCGACCGCCAGCGGCGGCTTCTGGCATTGGTACCGGTGGAGGATGTCTGGGGCGTTGGTCATCGTATCAGCAAAAAACTGAACGCCTTGGGCATTAAAACCGCGCTTGAACTCTCAGAACAAAGCACTTGGATTATCCGCAAGCATTTTAATGTCGTGCTCGAGCGAACTGTGCGGGAGCTACGCGGCGAACCATGTCTCGATCTTGAGGAGTTTGCGCCAGCAAAGCAGGAGATTGTCTGCTCGCGTTCTTTCGGTGGACGAATCACCGACTACGATGAAATGCGCCAGGCGATATGCAGCTACGCAAGCCGGGCGGCAGAAAAACTACGCGGTGAGCATCAGTATTGCCGGTTTATCTCCGCTTTTGTTAAGACCAGCCCGTTTGCATTAAACGAGCCGTATTACGGCAACAGCGCATCGGTAAAGCTACTCACGCCAACACAGGACAGCAGGGACATTATCAATGCCGCCACCCGGTGTCTGGATGCAATCTGGAAAGATGGCCACCGATACCAGAAAGCGGGTGTGATGCTCGGCGACTTTTTCAGCCAGGGCGTCGCGCAGCTCAACTTATTTGACGATAACGCACCGCGCGCGGACAGCGATAAGCTCATGGCTGTACTGGATCAGCTGAATGCAAAAGATGGGCGCGGTACGCTATATTTTGCAGGGCAGGGCATACAGCAGCAGTGGCAGATGAAGCGCGATATGCTGTCGCCCCGGTATACTACACGCTATTCTGATTTAGTTATTGTACGATGATATATAGGTCAAATTAATATAAATACGGAAATTTTATGAGCGAAGAACAAAAGGCATACGAAGCTGTTAAGGAATATGATGAGATTATTCAAGAAAACTTTCGCAATTCCTTAATAGACAGTGCGAGTTTAGCAACAATTGAAACTACGACTATACTTGATAAATTTAGCATGTGGCTCCTAGTAGGTGTAGGGGCAACTGCTACATTAATGATAGCAAATATTGATAAAATCTTACCTTTTATCACCCCCTTTGGCTTTAAAATTTCCGTATTTTTTTTAGCACTTTCATCACTTGCTGGTTTTCTGTCTAAATATTATGCTTTAGTAGTTTTCTCTGCCGCAACGGTAACCGTTAGAATGACGGAGTTGATACAAAGTAAGTCAAAGGAGTATGAGGAGCAGTGTAAAAAAAGAGATGAGATGGGGCGAAAGATTGGGTACGTTAGCGAAATAGAAGTAAGTCTTGAGTCCTTTATAGATCAATATATCAATCTCTTTCCATTTCAGTGGCTTAGAAATAAAATAAGAAAAAGAATGAGTGTTTTTACAGTATCAAAATCAGGTAATAAGTCTGCAGTACATGGTGTTGTATTCCAGAGTATAGCCTTATTGTTGCAGTCGTTATCGTATATTGCTTTTTTAATAGTGGTTACCTACTTTATAAATCTCCATTAATCGGAAATATCAATTCCACTCCTTGATTCTTCACGTTCCCAACGGCGCGAGCTACAGCGTGCCATATAAACTTGTCGGCGGGCACAACACCGCCGGCAGCTATATCCTCCGCTTCCTTTCCTCCGACATCCTGTCGCATCCATTCACGCGCCGCTTCAGGAGAAAGCACTAGCGGTCGCCTGTCATGGATATCCACCAGGCCTTTATCGGCAGCTGCTGTAACAATCAAAAATCCTTCCGCCTCATCACCTCGCTCGAACGGTGTGCTTCCGATCACAGCCATGAAAATTGGCTGGCCGTCGGCGCGGTGGATGAAATAGGGTTGTTTTTTGTCTCCCTCCTTTTTCCATTCAAACCAACCGTCAGCGAAACAAATTGCGCGCCCATGTTGCCACATAGGTTTGAACATTCTGCTGGTAGCCGCAGTTTCTACCCGCGCATTAATCACTGGCGGTTTATCCCACCATCCTGGTGAATATGACCAGATTACTGGATCGAGGTGTAAAATATTATCGCGCTCGCTGAGTATCAGAACTTTGGTTCCCGGAGCCACGTTATAGCGTCCAATGGGTTCTGGATCATATGGAATATCACGTTCGGCTTCATCGGCCAGGTAAGCCAGATATTCTTCACGGGTTTGAGCTTGTGCAAAACGTCCACACATAGACACCTCCAGCACTGTAATGCTGAAAGTATAGGGCAGGAAGAAAAACTGGTGCGCACCCTTAAGTACTACGTTTTATAAGGGAATTTGATTTAACAGTACACGGAAATTTAAGTAAAGGAACGGTCAGCGATTCTGGTAAGTACCTCTCAAAAACGTACCGAACAGACAGGGTTTTTTCTTGCCTGATCGCAGGCATAAAAAACAACAACAATGGGTTGGTTTCTTTTGAGATTTTTGGTCGTTACAATATCTCTGATTCAGAGCCCCTTAGGACCTCAAGCTTAGCTATTTTAGGGATTCCCAATGCAGAAGCCGTGACGTCAAACTGTTTATCCATCTGAATTATGAAAATCTGCTTTGTGTCAATTGTGTTAAGACCTCTCGTGTATATCACTATTAAAAGTAATGATTTTTGCGAGAGTTTTATGTACAATTTCATGCAACTGGATTTTAGTTGCAAACATGCTCTCAATGGATATACTTGAATGAGTAAAAGCAAAAAACTAAGGGAGCGGCTTGGAGCGCTGCCAAAGGATTTTACCTGGGAAGAGCTTGTTACACTTCTTGGTCAGTATGGTTTTAATATTTTAAACGGCTCTGGTTCAAAGAGAAAATTTGTCAATGATCACGGTAGGTTAGTGTCATTTCATTGCCCTCATCCGGGAAATGTTGTGAAAGGGTACGTACTCAAGGAAGTTAAGACTCTTTTAGATGAGCTAGATAATCATGAGTAATATGTTGAAATATAAAGGTTATTTTGGAAGTGTTGAGTTTTCTTTGGAAGACAAGGTTCTTCATGGAAAAATTCAATGCGTAAATGATCTTATAACTTACGAAGCCGAAACCCTTGATGGTTTACAACTAGCTTTTGAGGAAGCTGTTGATGATTATCTGGAAACATGCATGGCCTTAAAGAAAGAACCAGAAAAACCAATGAGTGGTACATTCAACGTTCGTATAGGCTCAGAACTCCATAAAAAGGCCTATTTGGCAGCTTGTGCTCATGGCAAGAGCCTCAACGACTATGTAAAAACAGCGATTGAAGAAAAGGTGGTAGATAAGAAAGAATTTCATTTCCACTTTGAAAAACGTGAGAGAACTGAGGTTTTTTCGCATGAGTATTTCACACCCTCAGAACGCGAACCGAAGTGGAGAGGGAATGTTGAAAAAGGGACTCGACACTAATGCTGGAAAAAATCAAATATAAAGGTTTTGAAATTTCTTCGTCACAGTTTGTTGAACACAAAGACAGTGAGGGCGGGCGCTTTAAACTGCTCGTTAGCGATGGTCAGTTTGCTTCTGGCTATGATGAGGAAGATAAAAAAAGCTGGGCACAAATGGTTTTAGAGGCTTCGATTAAAGGCTATACCGATGAAGCTCTAGATAATCCTGATGAGCCAGACGAAAATGGGTTGGCATTTGAAGCCAATGTTAAGATAGATGTCTTCTATGATATAGAAGGCGATGAGCCCATTAGTGAAGAATTTTACACATCAAATCTATGGTTCTTCGAGAATTTTACATCTATTACATTAAAGCTGGCGTTTGAGACAATATTGGAACGAACCCCGATGCGTACCATTAAACTCCCATGGTCAGTGCCTTTGGAGTCAGTAGAAAATTAAAAACAAAGCCCTGCTGAGAACAGGGCCTTGGGGGGCGGAAAGTCTGAGAAACTTTCCGGTGTGTATGGAGGTAACCCATCCGCTACACGTATGTTTGACAAACGAAGTCTAGCGGTTCTCCTGGCAATTCGCAACCTGTATGGGTTTACAGGTATGCAGGGAATGTAGACCTATGGCTACTGGAACCTGTCGCAAATGTGGAAGTACTTGCGAGATTATTTTTCGCTATACCGTCGTGGTTGATGGCGTAGTGCGTCACGCAAAGAAAGGGAAGCCATTTCCGATTCCACTTTGCAGTTGTTCAGAGAAAAAAGCAGCTTAATTTCGCTGTAAAAAATGCTTCTTGACTGACACTATAAATTAGGAAGTTTAAGTTAAGCGGCTTTTCAGGGCTTGGGTTCGGTATTATACCGGATTCAGGCCCTTCTAATTTCAGGCTGATCAATCCACTGTTACCTTGCCTTCTCAATGAGAGCCGATCCCTGCGGTAACCAAAATACCTATTGTGATAAAAGCATATCGCCGAAGAACGGCGACCATATTCATGATGAAGGAAAGGTGAAGGTAGCAGTTAATGACCGTTAATCTCACTGAGGAAAAAATTATCGGTTCCCATAAAAAAACTGCACCTGACAAAGTTGATTTTCAACTTCTTTGGTGCAGTCGATTTCGCGGACTTCATTCATCTATGAGCCGCGGCTCCTTTACGTATCCTTTTTTGTCCATTTGGTGTCCGGTCACCGTCCGGGATAAGTGGCTAACTTACTGTTTTTTAAGACTCTGTCCTGCCACTGTCCATGTATATTTGGTGGAGCTGGCGGGAGTTGAACCCGCGTCCGAAATTCCTACATCCTCGGTACTACATGCTTAGTCCAGTCTTTGATTTCGCTTGCCGGCTGCGGACGGACACGCCACTAACAAACTAGCCTGATTAGTTTTAACGCTTCAACCCCAGGCAGGGCATCCACGCGATCTCTTTTGGGTTTGACCTCTCTTGATCCCCGTCCTAAGAGCGGAGGCTAGGGAGAGAGGGCTCTAAGCAGGTTATTAAGCTGCTAAAGCGTAGTTTTCGTCGTTTGCGACTATTTTTTTGCGGCTTTTTACGAGGCCAACCGCCCCTCGGCATGCACCTTGGGTTTCGCGAATCCCGTCGAATCCAGAATCAGCCCCAAAAGTGTGACGGTGAGTATAACAGATTTATGACGTGCCATTCCAGTCCATATCACAATGACTTTTAACGAGGGGGGCGAAGTAGTTGGTATGTGTTTACCTGGCAGGGCACCTGCTGTATACCATCATGCCATTTTTGTTATTACCGCGTGCAAAACGAAGGCTTCATAAGAAACAGTCAATTTATCAGAGCGAACATAAATTGGCTTGATCAGCCATAGCTTATCGCAGAATGCCAATAGGTTACGTGCGCAAAAAAGCGCCGAGATTATCTACCGCAATGGGAAACATTTTCTGTTCAACTGGGAGATTACAGACGTGGTGATCATGACTGGTCAAAATCGATGCTGGATTATCTTATAAGGTATTGAACAAATTGAATGAAGCGCTTAGGGAGTGTTGAGAAGCGTTGAATGCCCTCTCCCGGCGTGAGAGGGCGAGTCGGGCGAGGTTAACGCCCGGCGTTTTTCATAATGCGTGCTTTATCCAGTTGCCATTCACGCTCTTTCAGATCGGTGCGTTTGTCGTGCTGTTTCTTACCTTTCGCCACGCCGATTTTTACTTTGCACCAAGCGTTTTTCCAGTACAGCGACAGCGCCACCACGGTATAACCTTCGCGGTTGATGCGGCCGTAGAGTGAATCGAGTTCGCGCTGGTTAAGCAGCAGTTTGCGTGTGCGAGTCGGATCGCAAACGTAGTGGCTGGAGGCTACGGTCAGCGGCGTAAAGTTTGCGCCAAACAGAAAGGCTTCGCCGTCTTTCAGAATAACGTAGCTGTCGCCAATGTTTGCTTTACCGGCGCGTAAGGATTTTACTTCCCAGCCCTGCAGTGCCAGCCCGGCCTCAAATTCCTCTTCGATAAAGTATTCATGGCGGGCGCGCTTATTCAGCGCAATGGTGGCTGAACCTGGTTTGTATGCTTTTTTCTTCGTCATAGTGTCGTGAAGCCATCCGGTAATCTGATATCTGAAACTGACCTCATTGCGTCCCGTGAGGTTTAGCCGGATATCTTAGCATGAGTTCGGGCATAGCGTTTTCCTTTCATCCTGGGGAAATGGTATTATTTGACGATTGTGTGAACGCGGAAAACGATATGCCTCAGATTAGCCGTACTGCGCTAGTGCCTTACAGCGCGGAACAAATGTACAAGTTAGTGAATGATGTGAAATCTTACCCGCAGTTTTTGCCTGGCTGTACTGGCAGCCGAGTGCTGGAATCCGGGCCGACGCAAATGACGGCGGCGGTGGATGTTTCCAAGGCCGGGATCAGCAAAACCTTTACCACGCGTAATACGCTGGACACGAATCAAAGCATTTTGATGCACCTTGTTGATGGTCCATTCAAATCTTTGATCGGCGGCTGGAAGTTTACCCCACTGAGCGCCGAGGCCTGCCGGATTGAGTTCCAGCTGGATTTTGAATTTACCAATAAGCTGATTGAGCTGGCGTTTGGCCGTATCTTTAAAGAACTGGCGGCAAACATGGTGCAGGCGTTTACGCATCGGGCGAAAGAGGTTTATCGTGCCGGGTAA